CGTCTCACTAACAAAGGTTCGGGTGTCCTACAACACGCCTACGTCCTTCTTTAAAAGAATGCTTGAAGCGAAGAAATGGTTGTGGCATAACGGCAATTTCGTACCGCCCCCATTCCCTATTTCAACCGACCGGCCGATCCAAAGGCTACTACTCGGGGACCGCTGCCTCTAACTCTGTGCTTCAGAAGACTACGTCGAGCCGCTGAACTAATCAGCTGACACTGGACTTCATCCTAGGGGGAGTCACCTCCGTTTCCATTCTGTGCGTTATTTCAAGAGCGAGAGCGCTAAGCCCGTTAACCTGAATGACGGCGTTAAGGTCATTTCTCTTTTTCTTTTGTTAGTGGCTCGACTGAGCCGACGTCTACCTCTCCCGCGAGCACTTCCTCGTACGTGGGTAATTTCCCTCTCATTGGTATGAGTAGCGGAAACCCTCGTGGAATTCGCTTCACACGTTGCATAAACACTTTGGCGCCGCCCACACTTCGGGAAAGAACACCCGACTCGCCACCATACAAGTATGGTTTGAAGTCGGGTGCATCGATCCTAGTGGCCGAGACAGCTAAGTGAAAGCGCATTGCAGCGCGTGAACTCGAGAAACACTCAAAGCCCGTCCTCCATTTCCACGCGGCCAATTCGGCCAGATTTTCTTTCTTTTCGTCATCGTCCAAGAGACAAGGATCAACGTACTCACAAGTGAGCGTTAATCCGTTATCAATCTTTAAACTCGGAATTTTCCGAAGACCTGGCCCAAGTCGGAGGCCGAATTTCTTTGTCGCTCTGTACGCCAATGGGCCTCGAAAACCCAAATCGTGCGTAGTCAGACCTAAGGGTCTAATTTTTCCTATGTTCCAGCTAAACCAGGCCATCGCCGCTCGAAAACGGAGTGACCCCTTGAGCCCGGCTATAAAATCATCAAAACCCTTCGAGAGAGTGTCCAGAGATTCAGACTCCCGCAACATCCCCATGCGGACAGTCGCAACCACGCGATAGAAAGCGCCTCGGCGCTCACAAAGTGTGGAATTAAGCGAACCGTACAACGGTGAAACGGAAGTCTTCGTCTTTTCAACCTCCAGAGACAGATCACCTACAACGTCCATCCAGCGCGCACTGAAGTGCGGGCCGGAACGAAATAGGATATCGTCTCCGTTAATCAGACACGGAAACTCTGAATTGTCGACCCCGACAGACTCGCCTGCATACAGGAAAGCGATCCTGTTCTGCAAGCAGAGCAAAGGGAAAGACAAAAAAGAACCCATCATCTGACCTCTCGTAGGAATAAAATCATCTATACCGTGCTCCAAGTTGAACAACGTGGGGCGCAAGATATTCATGGCGTATGCTTTCATAGATCCCGGCACAGAGACCGTGGACCTCAGCAACTCGTCAAGAATAGCCTCGGCAACCTCAATAGAGAGATTGTCGGTGGCACTCTTGTAGTCCCCAGAAGTCAAGACTTCGCCTTCAACATAAGAAAAACCAGCGCGCTGTAGAACGTCAGTTGTAAAATCACCGCGGCAGAGCCACTTCTCGCGCGATAGTCTATCATAGATCGCCTTGTGAAGCGGTCTCAAGTGTATCGCGTCCGCCGAGAATTTGCTCAGCGGGCGAGGCTTACCGGCACTCTGGACGACAGTCAGACCCGAAGCGACGCTCAAAGGACGGGTTGCCCCGTCTAAGCACGTCGTGAGGAAGTCATCGTGACGAAAACGCCCGAGTTGGTTCTCAACCTGAGGGTTGGAAACATAGCCGTGAAGTCCGCCCGCACTGCGGCGATTCTCCAAACATGCTGACAAAGAAGGATCGGTTCCAAGCACACAAGATTCGTAGGACCCGGCATCCCACCCGTGAGGGAACAGGTGCCGAATGATCTTACGCGCAAATGTGATGTAACCGCGTGGAAGGGAGGGGGGTGGAGACTGGAAATGGTTAGCGACGGATGAAAGAAGAGGAGCTTCCATACACCGGCATGAAGCCGGTTGTAGCTTCTTGATTGAATTCCATGCGAACTCCGCATGCTGGTCCACGGCAGGACAAGCTTGCAGATAGCACTTCGTTTCCCTACTAAGGTCGACACAGTTATCCGAGATAGGCTCGAATCTCGGTGCCTCGCAGTTGTAGAGGTATTTCCAAGTAGCTACCGCTTTCCAAATTGTCTCACAGAGACGGGAACGGTAAGCTCGACAAGAGCGTCGAGTAGCGTACGCTTCAGTAAACTTTGACATGAATCCTTACGGTAGTCAATGGCAGGCTGGAAACGCTTAAAGTCCTAATGTGGAC